GTGAAGACCACCACGATCAATCAGTTGGAAACAATAGTTTTCAATAATCTGTGTCATTTGACAGTGGCATTAGATGATGATCGTTATTTTACCTCGGATGTCTTTTTTCCTTGCTCAAATTATGCCATTGTCCCCACTCATTTATTTGGCAAATATCGAACTTTAGCTGGGTTGTTTAAGCGAAACGAGTTCGACGGAAGCAGTTTCAACCACATTATATCCCGCGAGCATTCGGTTGATATTCCGAATACCGATTTTTCCTTAATTTGGGTGCCAGCTGGTGGTGAGTGGAAAGACATACGTACTTATATACCACGCACCATGATGAAGAATGGAGCAGGGCGCTTAGTGTACAAAGACGAGAATGGATGCCCGCTTATTTCCAAACTGTATCACACAGTTGGAACGCAACATACAGTCAAAGAATTCTATGGCTCAAAATATGACTTAGAGTTTAATACATTTGAAGGATTATGTATGGCTGTCACTCTTGCCGAAACAAAGGCTCCAGTAATATCTGGATTTCATCTGGGTGGGAAGAGTGGACATAAGCGTGGGTGTTGCGGGTATTTGTCTCTAGATCAGTTGGAGAATGCTATGGAAGCGCTATCACGTATACCAGGAGTGTTGTTATCTAACAGTACAGGAACATTACCCGAAGAGATTTTGGGAGTACAGTATTTCCAAGGACGGCGCATACATCCAAAGAGTGCATTGAACTATTTAACGGAAGAGGCGCAAGTTGTGGCGTATGGAGAAGTTTCGGGCAGAGCCAAATATTATTCCGAAGTAGTTACTTCTGCTATTTCGGAGAGTGTGACGCGCCATATGGGCGTGGAGCAACAATGGGGTAAGCCTCAATTTGGTAAAAATTACCCTTGGCAGGCATCACTAGACGTTGCAACCCATCCAGCCATAGGTGTAGAAGGAGCGCATCTGACATGGGCTGTGCGAGATTACTTATTGCAATTTTGCACAGTTTTGGACGGATTTCCCAGTCTCAAGATGGACATGGTACCACTTTCTGATGAAGAAGTAGTGAATGGGAGGATAGGAATCCGTTTTATTGACAAGATGCCTTCAACCACATCCGTGGGGTACCCATTAGGGGGTCCGAAGAACCAATATCAATATGATGTTGAGGTACCCGAGGATGCTAGGCGTACAGAATGTGTGGATTTTAAACCGGAGATATGGGCAGAAGTTGCACGAATGGAAGAATGCTACCAGAGGCATGAGAGATGCTATCCCATTTTTAAAGCGTGCTTGAAAGATGAGCCCACGCCATTGGATAAAGAGAAAGTGCGTGTGTTTCAGGGCGCACCAATCGCAATGCAAATCTTGGTGCGCAAATATTTTTTGCCCATTGTACGTTGTATGTCTATGCTTCCAATAGCAGCAGAGTGTGCTGTGGGAGTAAACGCGCATTCACAAGAGTGGGATGAGCTGGCAAAGCACATGCGCAAATATGGCTCGGACCGGATTTTGGCAGGTGATTACAGCAAGTACGATTTGCGTATGCCTGCACAATTGGTGTTGGCGGCATTCTCGGTGCTAATCTCAATAGCAGACAGGTACGGATACACGTGTCGTGACATGATCGTAATGCGAGGGTTGGCTACAGATGTGGCATATCCCACCATAGCATATAATGGAGATCTCATTGGGCTGTTTGGAAGCAACCCGTCTGGACACAATTTGACAGTGTATGTCAATTGTATAGTCAATTCGTTATTAATGCGTTGCGCGTACTATCATATAGAGGGACCATTGGTACCCTTTCGACACTCAGTTGCGTTAATGACGTATG